ATTAAACCACTACAACGATTGAGACAACTACAGTGTAAGCAACCACATGCAAGGAATATATCAGGCTTTTACGAAGATGCAATTAAAGAATACAATGAATTGTTGAATCCACCAGACACTTCTAAAATGTCAGAACAAGAAAAAGACTGGGCAAAACAACTTAAAGAAGCATACTCGCACTATGATAAAAGACAAATTAAAAAACTATATGATTTTATGGTTGCTATTATTAGTGCTTGTGACGGTATTATTGCAGAAAGTAAAGCAAATAGAAAACCTAGAAAGATCAGCAGAAAGTCCCCAGAGAAACTTACTGAAAAACTAAAATATAAAATTTCCGATGAGAAATATGCAATTTCAAGTATTCCTCCACATAAACTAATTGGAGCAACCTGTCTTGTTGTGTTTAATAGCAAAAATAGGAAACTTGGAATATATTATACTAGCATGGAAGATCCAACAGGTACTAATAGAGAAGGAAGTGGCTTAAATCTTAAAGGCCAAACACTACAACGTTTTAAAGAAAAAGAAAGTGTGTGGTGGACTTTACGAAAACCTATGGAGCAACTACAAGAAGTTAAGAATCTTAATACACGTAAAAAGTTTGAAAACTGGATTGAGAAACTTACAACAACCCCTACTATAATGAATGGTAGAATAAACCCAGAAACAATACTGATAGGAGTATATTAATGAGTAACCTAATCCCAATGGTCGTTGAAAAAGAACACAATGGCGAAAGAGCATATGACATCTTTTCAAGACTATTAAAAGAACGTATCGTATTTTTAAACGGTCCAGTTCATGATGCAGTAGCACATACAGTTACCGCACAACTTATATTGTTAGAATCACAAAACCGTGATAAACCAATTAACTTTTACATTAACTCACCGGGTGGTGTAGTAAGCAGTGGTATGGCAATCTATGATACTATGCAATACATCAAATCACCTGTGTGGACTTATGTAATGGGTCAAGCATGTTCAATGGGCAGTCTACTTGCACAAGCAGGAGAGCCAGGTAAACGTTTTATGTTACCACATGCTAGACATATGATTCATCAACCAAGTGGTGGTGCTAGTGGACAAGCAACTGATATTCAAATTCATGCAGAAGAAATTATCAAGTTGAAAAAAGAACTTACATACGTCTATGAAAAACATAATTCTAAAGGCAAAAAGTTTGACGAATTAAGTAATGATATGGAACGTGATAAGTTTATGACTGCACAAGAAGCACTTGATTATGGTCTAATTGATGAGATCTTCGAAAGAAGGGATTAAATATGAATATAGCAAACAAAGATCCTAGCAAAGGACACTTTGCAGTTAGTATTGTAAAAAGTATATTTAGATTCGTAGCATCGGGCCTAATGGCAGTTGCAGGATATATTTTGTGGACAGCAAATGAGTACACTGATATTTTTATTGCTGATACAGGCTTTTTACTAATGCTCGGAGGAATAGTATTATTTTTAGCAGAAGTGCTAGGAATAGTTGAGGAGATAGTTTAATGCCCGTGGCCACTTTTAGTGACAAACCCGAAGGGATTAGAGTTGAACAACTTGATTTAAAATCAGGTGAGTTTAACGGGGAATGGATTAAAGGTGGCCCACTACAAGATTTTAGTTCTGTAGGTATATTAGACAAAGCAACTGCAACTGTTTTAACTATAATGGACGGGTTTGTTGTTGTTGATAAGATTAAAACTAATGCACTTATGGGCGATATACAAATACAAGGTAACGCAGACTTTGTTGGTAATGTTCATGTAAAAGGTACACTAGAAGTTGACAGTCTTGTTACTAAAGAACTTATTGCTGACGAAAAAACAGAACGTCAATTTATAGAATTCACACACAAAAACAAACGTAAATCAAATGTTGGAACAGGTTTCTTATGGAGTGGCGGCAAATATAGCAAACAATTCATTTACAAAAACAATCCAGATAGATTTTGGTCTACTGAGCCTATAGACATACACAAAGATCGTTCGTTTATGATTGATGGCAATGAAGTATTATCATTTGATACACTAGGCGGAACTGTTCGTAAAAGTAGTTTGCAAGAAGTAGGCACATTACGTAACTTAGATGTTGCAGGACGTTTAAGTGTTGCTGAAACTTTATTCTTTGATCCTAATTTAGATAGACTAGGCATTGGTACAGATAAGCCTGCAGGTGATTTAGCAGTATATAACTTTGCTAATGATACTAATGTTATCATTGATGCTGAAGACGGTGATGCTAAAATTGGAACATACAATAATAAAAATTTACGTATCATAACAGATGATCAAGCACGTATTAAAGTAAGTTTTAATGGTGATGTAACAGTAGGACAAGAAGGTAACACAAGTAACACCCATAGGGTATATGGTAAATTAGGTATCGGTGTTAAGAATCCTACTGAAGATTTAGAAGTTGCAGGTAACATACGTTTTCAAAATCGTTTGTTTATGGTTGCAGACAAACCGCCAACTAGTGGACACTGGAATAAAGGTGACACAGTGTGGAACGAGAATCCAAAAAATACTGCACCGATTGGTTGGGTATGTACAGCAAGTGGTACACCAGGTAATTGGTCATCATGGGGATTTATTGGTACATAATAGTATCATATAATATATCTTTGACATTCTGGTAAATATCAGTATGAGCAATAAAACACTAATTTTTTTAAATAAAAATGAATCAGATAAAATAAAACGTGATGTACGATGGTGGGATTTGTACGCCAAACTATCACCTATTTTATACATCACAATTGGACTAGTACTATGGTACTTCGGATCAGTTGACTGGCAAATTATTGCCGGCATTGGTGCTGGTGCATTTGCAATGACGGCTGTTACATGGTGGTTCTGGACAGTACATACTATTGGTGAAATTGCACAAAGAACAGAAAAAGCAGAATTAAGTGTTCAATCCGTATTGTCTGAAATACGTGAGATTAAAGACTTAGTCAAAGACATCCGCAACACGTAAATACACTTATGAAGTATGTTACCGTTATAGGCAACGGGGAAAGCCGTAAGAATTTTGACCTGTACACATTAGAATGGTTAGGAAGTACCATTGGAACTAATGCTGTTCATAGAGACTTTCATCCAGATCAATTAGTTTGCTGTGACAGACGCATGGTACAAGAAGCAGTAAACAATTCATACGAAAATCCTGTACACACTAGAAGTGATTGGTACAAGCAATTTAGTTTTTGGCGTAATGTATTGTGCTTACCAGAACTTCCATACCAAGGCGAAAAGCGACAAGACGATCCGTGGCATTGGGGAAGTGGAGGACATGCATTAAACTTGGCCTGTACTATTCAACCTGAGTATGTAGTAATGCTAGGATTTGATTTATGGGGTAATAATAACACATTTAATAATGTCTACAAAAGCACAGAGCATTACAACAATCAAAATAAACCTGCTACTGATCCTTCATATTGGATATACCAAACTGCAAAGTTATTTGAACACTATCCTAATATAAAGTTTTTACAAATTCAACCCGACGAATGGGAACCACCAGAGCAATGGGATCATTTTGATAATTTTTTCATTGATAATTACGAAAATTTAAAAAAACTTATTGACAAAAACAAATAATCTGCTATAATAGTTGTATGTTTATAGAAAATTTTCATTACTATGTAAGTTGGCATATATACATACATCAAGGACTTGGCGTCAACCCTTCTAACTCTGCCGCCCATAAAACATTATAGTAGGAGAATATTATGGGAAAACATTATAGTACAAAACATTACGGACACAACATCGGACTATCAGCAGTGTTCCGTCAACCAAACGCAGATCATTCACACTGTCATCTGCTTCACGGATATAGTTTGCAATTTAAATTTACATTTGGATGTGCAGATCTTGACAATAAAAATTGGGCAGTGGACTTTGGTGGTTTGAAACAAGTCAAAGCATGGCTTGAAGATAGTTTTGATCACAAGACATGTGTTGATATTAATGATCCACACAAACAAGATTTTTATGATCTACAAGACAAAGACTTGTGTGAAGTAAGAGAGTTCGATGGTGTAGGTGCAGAAAAGTTTGCCGAACACGCATTTAACTTTGCAGACAAACTTATTAGAGAAAAAACAGATAATAGGTGCTATGTTATAAAAGTTGAATGTGCAGAACACGGTGCAAATTCAGCAATTTATGAAGGATAACGAATGAAAATATTTGTAGTATATATTTGGATGACTATGGCGTATCAGCCGTGGGACATTGTTAAGGTAGGCGAGTTCGCAAACTGTGAGCAAGGTATTGCTACAGCAAACAATCTGTATCCAGGATACGTAGCACTACATTGTATTACACCTGACCTAGTGCCACCAGGAGGAACAGGCGCATGAGAATTATAGCAGGACCATGTCAACATGAAACACTAGAACAGAGTTTAAGAATTGCTGTAGAGTGTAGTCGTGTTTGTAGAAAATACGATATTGAATATATTTTTAAAGCAAGTTTTGATAAAGCAAATCGTTCTAATCTAAAAGGTATTCGAGGCTTAGGTCTTAAAACAACTATGGATGACTTTGCAATTATTAAAGACAAAGTAAAAAATCCTTTTAAGATAGTTACTGATGTACACAACATAAATGAAATTCTTAAAATAGGTGCATACTATAATGACATTGTAGATGTATTACAAATCCCTGCATTCTTGTGTAGACAAACTGACCTAGTACAGGCGGCATGTAAAACAGGAAAGATTGTAAATATTAAGAAGGGACAATTTCTAGCACCTTGGGACGTTGATAACATACTTTCAAAAACACAAGGTGCAAAAGATGTTTGGATAACAGAGAGAGGAACTAGTTTTGGATATAACAGTCTTGTGGTGGACTATACTGGTCTTATGTATATGCTCGACAATATTGATGCTGATATCGTGTTTGATGTTACGCACTCTGTCCAAAAACCCGGAGGACAGGGGACTAGTAGCGGCGGCAATCGTGACTACGTGCCTGGGTTGGCTCGTGCTGGGAGTGCTCTTGGGGTCAGAAATTTCTTTTTAGAAGTTCATCATGATCCAGACAATGCACCCAGTGATGGTCCGAACGCATTACATTTAAAAGACTTTGAAAAGGTAGTAGATGAAATCCACCGCTATTCTTATACCGGCTAGATACGGTAGCACACGTTTTCCTGGCAAACCACTTGCTATGCTTAATGGTGTTCCTATGATAAAGCGAGTGTATGACGCTTGTACAGCGTCTAAGATACCAACATACGTGCTTACTGACCATCAAGACATTTATAATGTTATTGGTCCAAATTGTATTATGGACAATGATAATTATGAAAATGGTACTGAACGAGTTGCTGGAGCAGTTAAGAAAAGTGCATTACTAGATGAATATGATCAGTTCGTAAATGTACAAGGCGATATGCCTGATGTAACAGTTGATATGATAAAATCATGTATATGGCATTTACAACATTATCAAATAACTACGTTGTGGACAGACATGCCCAAAGAAATGCAAGACGATCCTAATAGTGTTAAGATGATCCGATCAGGCGATAAAGCATTATGGTTTGGTAGAGGTATTACAGGATACGGAGATTGGCATTTAGGTATATACGGATACTCACGCAACGTATTAGAATTTTATCATACATACGAAATAGAACAAGAAGAACAAGTTGAAAAGTTAGAGCAATTACGCTGGCTTAAAGCAGGTTGGGATATAGGATGCCTACATGCTGATTTTAATGGAGTAGAAATAAACACTCCCGAGGACATTGATAGATGGCAAAACTAGACAAATCACAATACACAAAAGAACAGTGGAAAGTTATTCGTGAAAAGCGTCGAAAAGAAAAGCAAGATAAATTAGAAGCCAAGTTACGCATTGCTGATGAAGAACAAAGAACAAAAGATTGGCAAGAACTTTATGGAGAACGTGCTCCTGACAAACTACATAAACAAAACTATGTACTATGTTTAAAACATGGCAACAAATATTCTAGTCAATATGTAAATGTATTGTACAGTATGGTAAAACGTAACCTAACTATTCCTTTTAAGTTTGTTTGTCTTACAGATGATCCTAGAGGCTTAGACAAAGACATTCAATGTTTAGAGTTACCAAAAGAACTTTCAGGTTGGTGGTGTAAACCATATATGTATAGTGCAGATTTACCGTTAGCACGAGATAGTACAATCTTGTATATGGATCTTGATGTAGTTATTAGTGGTAATCTAAATAAACTGTTTGAATACGAAACAGATGATTGGTGTGTCATTAGAGACTTTACAAGAGCAATGCAACCTAAATGGGAAAAGTACAATAGTTCTGTAATTAGATTTAAGTTAGGTCAACTCAATCATGTATGGACAGGCTTTATTAAAGATCCAAAAGCAGTTATCCAAAAACATTTTGGAGATCAAGACTGGTTATGGACAGCGGCAAAAGGTACAGCCAAAACTTGGCCTGATGAATGGATACAAAGTTGGAAATGGGAAATACGTAAAGATAGATCTTTACAAAGCGGCGCAAAAGGTAATAGAAAATTTAGTAAAGTAGAAGATGTTGTACCACCTAGTCAATGTTGTATTTGTGTCTTTCACGGTGACCCAAATCCTCATATGTGTGAAGATCCGTGGGTAAGGAATAATTGGACATGACAGTTGTAAATAGATTTATTTTTGATGTAGACGGAACACTTACTCCTAGTAGAGGAAAGATTGATTCCGAGTTTGAAAAGTTCTTTTTTAATTTTTGTAAAACTAATTATGTATACCTTGTTACAGGCAGTGATAAGCCTAAAACAGTTGAGCAAATAAGCGATACACTATACAATATGGCTGAACGTGTATATAATTGCAGTGGTTGTGATGTATACAAAGGCAATAAAAATATTCATTCGAGTTCTTGGTCATTGCCTAAAGATGCACAGCATTGGTTAGAAGTTAAATTGGCGGCAAGTACATTTCCATTACGTACAGGCAACCATATTGAACATCGTCCTGGTATGATTAACTTTAGTATAGTTGGGCGTAATGCTACAATGGGCGAAAGAAAACTATATGTAAAACACGATATAGAATATAATGAACGAAATACTATTGCACAAGCATTTAACAATTATTTTCCAAGATTAAAAGCAGTAGTAGGTGGCGAAACAGGAATGGATATTTTCCAAAACGGTTTTGATAAAAGCCAAATTATAAAAGATTTTGATCCTGTTAATGATATATTACATTTCTTTGGTGATGCAATGCACAAAGAAGGAAATGACTATCCTTTGAAAAAAGTAATCATTGACAAGGACCTTGGTCACTGTTATAATGTAAAGAACTATAAAGAAACTTGGAAGATATTAAAAGATGAATTCGACTGGGACTGTTAGACGTTTAGGCTTTGCATGTAAGTACATGCATCCAGATCAAACACAAAAGAAAAAACTACTAGAGGAAATTCAGCGGCCACTAAATACTCGTAGTACAACAGTTCAGTGGCTTAATAGACAAACTAAAGATGTTGCTGAAGAACGCTTGTGGGATATTATGGTACACAATATTGAAGCGTACCACAATCTTATCAAGTATGTAGGAGGATTGCCAGATGAACTTAGAATGGTCAGATTGGGTAGTGATGTACTTCCTGTTTATACCCAGCACGATTGGAGTTATTATTGGCGTAAGCCTGACGTGGTGGACTATGCGTCGAGAGAATTTGCGAAAGTTGGAGAAACAGCAAGAGCCCTCGATGTTAGACTCTCAATGCACCCGGGCCAATTTACAGTCCTTGCTTCAGATAATCCGGAAATAGTAAATAGGAGCGTAGAAGAATTTGAATATCACACCGATGTCATACGCTGGATGGGATACGGCAAGACCTTCCAGGACTTCAAATGCAATGTCCATATATCAGGCAGACAAGGTCCAGCCGGTATCAAACACGCAGTTAACACAAGATTATCTCAAGAAGCGAGAAACTGCATCACGATCGAGAACGACGAAAACAAATGGGGCATCATGGACAGTCTTGAATTGGTCGACACCTGTGCCCTCGTACTTGACATACACCATCACTGGTGCCGTGAAGGTGAATACATTCGTCCTACCGACGATAGATTTACTCGCGTAATAGATTCGTGGCGTGGTGTGCGTCCTGTAATACATTATTCATACAGCAGAGATGAAGCACTGCCAGAAGGCTTTGCACACGATACTATGCCTGACATGCCTGCACTATTAGAATCAGGATACAAAAAAGGTAAACTAAGAGCCCACAGTGATTACTATCCTAACAATGCTGTTAATGACTGGGCATTATCATTTTTACCATATGCAGATATTATGTGTGAAAGCAAAGCAAAAAATCTAGCAAGTATTAACTTGCATAAATATTGTTATGAATTTGCAAGAAATCACAGATAGCAGATGTGCTAGAACAAAAGCAGAGAACTGCGATTGTACACAATTATCAGCACTAACTGAATCACAATCACATGTTACAGCCATGTGCGAACTAGAACAAAGTGAAACAGTAAAAGGTACTATCTTACTAAGACAAATAAACGAAGGTGAAGGCACTGTAATTGTAGGACGTATTACAGGACTTGAACCAGGCAAACATGGATTTCATATACACGAATTTGGTGATTTGACAAATGGCTGTGAAACTGCTGGTGGCCACTACAATCCGGATAATGTAGATCACGGCGGATTACAGAACGGTCACGTTGGCGATTTAGAAAATGTTACAGCGAACACGGACGGCATAGCCGACTTCACTATCATTGCAAAACGTATTGACCTTATAGGCGAACGAAGTGTAGTGGGACGTAGTATTGTAATTCATTCAGATGAGGACGATCTTGGCAACGGCGGAGATGAAGAATCACTCAAAACCGGAAACGCAGGTGAAAGATTAGCCTGTGGGGTAATTATATTAACAGACAAATAGGAGAATAAGATGTTTGGATGGTTGACAAAACTATTTTCTGCTGAGGAAACTCTTGTACTTACAAAAGAAATGGAAGTAAAAGAGAAACCTAAAAAGAAAACAGTTACAAAGAAAAAAGCGCCTGCTAAAAAAGCGGCCAAAAAAATTGTTGCAAAGAAAAAAACAACAACAAAAAAGAAATAAAGGGGACACAGATGTGCGGTTGCGGAAGAAGTCCAACTGGAAAATGCATAGGATGGCATTCACTTACTGAAGAACAGTATAAAGAAAAACTAGCACAGTATGAGGCTAGGCAACAAACTAAAAAGGGAAATGACAATGAAAAATTGGATTAAAGCAAGACTTGAAGAACGTACATCAATTGATGGTGCGGCTCTTATTGTATTAGGATTAATAGTTCTTATTGCAGGACCATTTGCAAAACTTGCGGCATATGCGGCTATTGCATACGGTGCATGGACTATTTGGAAAAAAGAAGATTAATGCAGAACGAATCAAATGCCTTTGAAAAAACTTTAAACAACGTACAAGAAGATCCTGTACTACGTAATGAAGTACGTTCATCAGTAATTGATGCTCTAAAAGGGATATTTGATCCTGAAATTTCTTTAAACATATACGATCTAGGTTTAATATACGATCTAAAAATTACAGCAGACGGTACATTACATGTATTAATGACATTTACTAGTGCATGGTGTCCGTTTGCTGATGAACTTCTTAAACAAGTGCAAGAACTTACACTTGAAGCACATGATAAAATTAATAAAGTTGAAGTAGTAACTACTATGCTTCCGCAATGGAGCAAGGATAATGTTGCAGAAGAATGGCAACTTGCTTTAAACTTTTAAATTTTACTAATATCTAAACTACTACCTGCAGGCATATTCCACACAAGACGTTTTTGAACGCCTTTCTTTTGTGCAAATCTCTTAGGATCACAGTTTTCACACACATGGAAATAATTATCGCTTAATCTTTTAGGATCAACCTTTCCTTTTTCACGCTTAAATTCTTTTTCACACTCATCACAAACAAATACTGCTATTTGTTTCATGCGTTTATAAGGGTGAAACTTACCCTTTTTACTCTTACGATAGTAATGTGTAATGCTGTTTTCGACTCTAATAAACATTTCAGTTGTATTTACTCGTTTACATTCGGATTATAAAATTTTAACATAAATATTGACATGAGCATCGTAAATGTAACAGATTCAGCAAAAGAACACATGGAAAGCGTAATTGCCAAGGAAGGCACAAAGTACGTTAAATTAAGCGTTAAGGGCGGCGGATGTGCTGGTTTTACGTATGAGTGGAATGCTGTAAACGAAGTAAACAAAGACGATGAAGTAATAGAATTAAACAATGGTAGTTTTGCCATTGATGGAGCAGGTCTAATGTTTGTAGCAGGTACAACAGTAGACTTTAAGAAAGAAGTTTTTGGTTCTTATATGAATATTAGCAATCCTAACGCAACAAGTAGTTGCGGATGTGGGGAAAGTTTCGGAGTTTAAAATATGGCACGTAAAGAAGTAAACATTGGTACTACGGGTAATGACGCTACCGGTGATAGTATTAGAGTAGGTTTTGATAAAGTTAATAACAACTTTGTTGAAATTTATGCGGCACTAGGACTAGGTGGTGGTTTAAACTTTCAAAACTTAGATAATACTCCTTCAGCAATTACATCAAATAAAATTTTAGCAACAAATGTAACTGGTGATGCAGTTGTAGAAAAAGAATTACAAGGTGAAGGCCTTACTATTGATAATGCTACTGATCCTACAAAAATTATTATTAGAAATACAGGTACAGAAGTTGTACGTGATACAAGTCCGGAACTTGGTGGTAACTTAGATGCTAACAACTTTTTAATTGAAAACTTAGGTACTCCGTTAAAAACAGGAGATGCCGCAACTAAAGATTATGTTGATACTAACTTTTTAGCAGGTGGTGGTGATACTGCCACTGGACAAATTCTTTTAAGAAATGGTAGTGACCCAAGAGTTCCTACACTAGCAGATGAAGCAGTAAACAAAAAATATGCAGATTCAAAAGTTGCACTAGCAGGCGATATAATGACTGGTCCACTATTATTAAGTGAGACACCATCATTTGCAGATCCATCATTACAAGCGGCGACAAAAGGTTATGTAGATAAAAATAGTTTTACAAGTACAAACAATATTTTTGTAAGTAAATCAGGTAGAACAGAAGCACAAATGAAAGCATCAGGTGCTGATGAAAATCAAATTGGTCGTGCTCAATCATATGCATTTAACTCTGTACGTGAAGCATGTTTTTATGCAGAACGTATTATGAAAGGTGATATAGTTCTTAAAGATCAAGGATTATTCACAGGAGATGTTTATTGGAAAGTTCCTTCTAAGAAACCTGGACCATACACAGTTAACCTAGCGGCAGACGGTACTGAAGATTTAACAAATGTACTTGCTAACAAGTTGCTTGTTGATAACAGAAGATTTATTCAAGAAGAAACTCTTGCATTTATTGAAAACGAAATCAACGATGGTGACAACACAGATGACTTTGCAGATACATTTACATTTAACAGAGACAAGTGTTTTAGAGACTTAGGATTAATTATTGATGCTGTAAGTTTTGATTTAACTTATGTAGGTAATTCAAAAACTGTTGATGCGGCATTAAGTTATTGGGATGGTGCTACATCTAGAGTTGCAGGACAACAAAGTGAAACAGTAGCGGCAATTAACTTTGCTAAAAATTTAATTACAACAAATGTTCTAACAAACACTGCATATGTTGCTCCAAGCAATACTAGAAATCCATATGCACATGATTTAATTACACAAAACTTAGATTATGTTGCTGAAGAAACTATTGCATATATTAATGATCAAATTACGAATAATGTAGGTATTTGGACAGGCTTTACATATAATGAATCTAAATGTAGACGTGATACAAAATTAATTTTAGAAGGCGTTGCATTTGATTTAAAATTTGGTGGTAACACTAAATCAAGAGATAACGCACAAAACTATTGGGATGGTGCAACAAGTCAAGTTGCTGGACAACAGGCACAAACTGTCGATGCATTAGAATTTGCTAAAGACCTAGTAAGAAACTTTGTTTTACAAAACTTGTCATATACAAGTAGTAAACAATCAACATATACACAATACACAAGTTCAAACAACGGTGAAGGCGCGGCAAGTACAAAAGTAAACAACTTAATGAACAGTATTACAACTGTTATTAATTCAGGACTTGGATCATTACCAACATTTGAAGGTACATTTAGTAATCAAAGTGGATATGCACAATTTGTTGATGCGGCGATTATTGCAGAATCAGGAGCGTCTACTACTATTGGTACATTGATGGACATTATTACTAATGTGATTACAAATGGTACAGGTGTTGCTCCAACAAAAACAGGCGGTGAAGGTAGAGAAACAAATATTCCATTACCTGAAATTACAATTTTTGTTGAGTCAGGACTTTACGAAGAATACTTTCCAATTGTATTGCCAGAAAACGTTTCACTTAAAGGTGATGAGTTTAGACGTACAATTATACAACCATTAGTTGGAGTTAGACCTCCTTCACGTGCAATCAATTTAACATATGAAAAAGGTGACTTATTAAGATATAACGGAACAGCACTTCCAAAAGAATCAAGATTTAGAAATCACTATGACTCACAGTATTCACGTGCAGATACATTTAGTGGTGCAGTTAACCAACTTGGTAGTAATCAAATTACAATCAAAGACGTTGCTTATCCTCCAGTCAATGGATTATATTTTGAAAATGGTGGTGTAACATATTATGTTAAAGATTGGGCAAGTGATCCAGATGCTGTTGGAGATACTAGTAGATGGAGAGGTAATATTTACTCTGATATCAATACAACAACGGCTACAACACTTGGTGCAACAATTAATAACAATACAGTAATTGAACTTAAGAAACTAAACCAACATATGGATATGTTCTTAATGAACAATGCTACAATCCTACGTAATTTAAGTTTACGTAGACATCAGGGTTTTATTAACGTACTTGATCCAGAAGGACAAATTTTAACTAAATCACCTTATGTACAAACAGTTTCAAGTTTCTCAGGACAAGGCGGTGGTGGTCAATATGTTGACGGTAACGCAGGTGTACAATATGGTACAGTAGTTGATAATCCTGCAAGTGGATCTACTATTACACTACAAGGTTTAACAAGAGAAATACAATTACCAACAACATTCTTATACCAAGATTCAAGAAACTTTGTATCTGGCGTAAGTGACTTTGAAAAATTTACACATAGAGTAATTGGAGCAACAGCACCAGTTGATGACGGACTAGGTGCAGGTACATTTAAACAAACTCTTACACTTGCAAGTACAACAACAATTATATCAAGAACAAGTTCTAACTCAACAGGTAACATTCCACAAACAACTGAAATTAGATTAGAAACTGCTGGTAACAAGTCTATGACTTGTAATGACTATACACAAATCAACTCAGACGGATTTGGATTGATTGCAACTAACGCAGGACTAATTGAAGCAGTATCTGTGTTCACATATTATTGTGATACATCTTATTGGGCAAGAAACGGTGGACAAATTAGATCACTTAACGGTTCAAGTTGTTATGGACGTATTGGTTTAAAAGCAGAAGGTAGTGATCCAAACGAAAACTTACAAAGTGGTGTAACATTCTTTAGACATGTTAACGCACAAGCAACCGGTTCACCAGATCCAGATTATACACAGATTGTTAAAGCAGACACAGTAGGTTCTACTGTTAACAAATCAGGTAATACAGAAATAAAAATTAAAGACTTTGACTATTTGCCTTTTGAAGATTCAAGAATTGAATTAACAGCATACTCAACAAACAGTGACACAACAGAATATGTAGTAAATGAAATTACAGGTGCTAGATTTGAAATTGCTAGTATTAACGTAGGTAGTGCAACTAAAATTACAACAAGTTCTGCACACGGATTTAGACATGGTTCGGTTGTAGTAATTGAAGGACTTGACGGAAACGGTTTTAGTACAATAGACGGAGCATACTATATTGATGTTACTAGTGGTAACGGAACTACAGAATTCTTTATGTACACAAACTCAAGTTTAAGTACAGGATTTGATGCAACATCAGTGGTAGACGGAGCATACAGTGGATCAGGCGCAGATGCAATATTTGGTGGTAAAGCAACACTATCATTAGGATCAGCACTAAACATTGGAACAGGAACACAAGTTCCAAACGATGCTAACATTACACTTACAATTGGTAAAAAAGTTCTACTAACAGGCATTACAGATGCTCCAAGAGTTTTACCAAGTAGTGCATTGAAATTTGCTGGAGTTGGTATTGACGCACAAGTATTTAGAATTCTAAACGTAGAAAGATTTGACGTAAAAGAACCAACTGGTACAGTTTCTAATGTACAAGAACATTTATTAGATTTACGTGTTCCGCCAAACTTATCAAGTGGTACAACATCAATTGTTACAACACGTATTTCTACAATGAGAGCAACAGGACACGACTTCTTAAATATTGGTTGGGGTAACTATATTGACAGTAACTATCCAAACAATGTTTACGGATCACCTGCAGGTAAACCAGACTTTAGTGCAGACCAAGCAAACGAAGCAGTTGAAGTTGGATCAGGTAGAACATTCTATGCAAGTACAGACCAAGATGGTAACTTTAGAGTTGGACAGTTCTTCCGTGTTAACCAAGGTGATGGTTCAGTTGAACTTAATGCAAACATTGGTTTAACAAACGTTGACAGTTTAAAATTTACAAAAGGTACATCAATTGACGAGTTTTCAACTGATAGAAAAATGCAAGGACAGTCCGACGATGCTGTACCAACAGAATCAACTTTAGTCAAATATCTTAACAGTAGTATTATTGGACAGCACGAAGACGGAAGTGATTTTCCAGAGCCAAGTACAACAGGATCACAATCGGCTGGTGGTACATTTGGATTATTAAACAGAGCAGGCTACAATGGCACTAACCTTGCTTGGAACAGAATGAATGGCGAACTTAATCTAAACGCTAACAAAATTACAAACATTTTCCAAGGAACAAACAATACTGATGCAATTAATAAATTATATGCAGACAGTGTATTCAAAGGTGACTTTACAGACAGTGTTAGAACTGATGTAACAGCATTTGTAATGTTAAATGATAGTACTGTTGACAGTGGATCAATTGACATGAACGGTAATAGAATTAAATCGTTACGTGATCCAGTTGATGGAAGTGATGCAGTTACAAAACAATATGTAGATACACAAAATAGTATTGGTGGATTAGAAGGAACAACTATTACAGGAAATCCTGCTAACACAGATTTATTAATGTTTACAGGAACAAACACTGTAGACGGTTTAGGTAATCCAATTGTTGGAATGGTTAATACTGCACTTGATACTACAACTGATGCAGTTAGTGGTTCAAGAACATTTGGTGAACCAACAGGCACAGGCAGTGACATTAGATTTATAAGAGCAGGTAATTCGATACAAGTTGGATTAGCAACAGGTTCTATTAAAGATCCTGATGTTAGTGAAATTGCCGGAATACAACAATCTAAATTAAGCATGGAACTTGCAACTGCAAGAGCAAGTGCTAACGCAGGTGGTAAGGCAATTAGTGGTGTTACTTTAAGTAACCCAATTAGAATTACTACTTCATCTGCACACGATCTTGTTAATGGAGACTTAATTGGTATTAACAATATTGCAGGTACAATTGAACTTAATACAAACTTTTATTATATTAGTAAAGTTGATAATACAAACTTTACAATTTACACTGACCAAGCACTAACAGGTGCAGTAAACGGAACAGTTGGATTTACACCTTATATCAGCGGCGGCGTTTGATGATTCACAATTTACAATTGACACAGGTTGGGTTACTTTAAAAACTTCAACAGGACTAACAGACGGTATTCCATTAAGCAAAATTGTACACCAAGCGGCATCAAGTATTTTAGGTGTACCTGCAGGCGGAGGCGCGGCGTCAGCAGTTAATCCACTTACACCTGCACAGGTAAGAACTATTGCTAATGTTGAAGATGGTGCAGATGTAACAGATTATGCAAACGTAAAAACTGCTGGTGCTTTAATGAAAGACGGCACAGTAAGTATGAACGATGCTACTACTTTACGTGTTGTTAATTTAGAACCTAAAGTAGATAACACAACTGATTTAGGATCTAGTACAAAATTTTGGAATGATATTTACGGTACAACATTACATACAGAAGTCATTAAGAAAAAAGATTCAGGCACAAACTTCACAATTCAAAATAGTGCAGGAGCAACAGCACTTACAATAGCAGAAGTTGTTGCTAACTCATCATTTGCAGGTAGTGCGGCTAAACTTACAACAGCAAGAGCAATATCAGTATCAGGCGCAGTAACAGGTACAGTTAACTTTGATGGTAGCGGTGCCGCAGATATTAGTACAACTGTTAATCACAATCACGATGCAGACTATGTAGATATTGATGGCGATACAATGACAGGTACATTGATAGGCCGTGCTATTAGACCAAGTGCAAATAATACATATGATCTTGGAACAACAGGTAACAAATATGCTAATGTATATGCAACTTTATTCCAAGGTACTGCAACAAGTGCTAGATTTGCTGACTTGGCGGAGAATTATTTAGGTGATAATACTTATGAGCCAGGCACAGTTATTATGTTTGGTGGCGAAAATGAAGTTACCAAAGCAAACGAAATGATGACTACTAAAGTTGCAGGAGTAGTTTCAACTAATCCAGCACACTTAATGAATGCGGACCTAGCAGGAGACTTTGTTGTTACTGTAGCACTAACAGGTCGTGTACCATGTAAAGTAGTAGGTAATATTACAAAAGGTGATATGATTGTAACAAGTGATGTTCCAGGAGTTGGAATTGCAATGGACAATCCAAAATTAGGGAGTGTTATCGGTAAGGCACTGCAAGATTATAATTCAACAGATATTGGAACCATCGAAGTTGTGGTTGGTAGACTGTAAATAAAGGTGTAGGAAACTATTATGGCAATACAAACAATTAATATAGGTACTAATCCAAATGATGGTACAGGTGACGATCTAAGAACAGCATTTGATAAAGTTAATGATAACTTTACAGAATTACTTGCTGTTGGAGGAGAAACTAATACTGCTTCAAACCTAGGTATAGGTGAAGGAGTATTTAAAGTAAAAACTGCACAGAATTTAGAATTTAAATCATTACGAAACAGTGATGGTACTATTGCACTTACATCTGATGGTAACAGCGTATACATCAACACAACAAATTTAGCAGACAACGACTTTGGAGCAATTCAAGTAGATAATGGTGATACATTAACTGCTAGTTCATCAGGACAACTAGTTGGAATAAAAAGCGGTAATGCAAATATTGTTGTTACTAAAAGTGGAAATGATATTGTAATCACAGGAGCATTTGAAGTTGGTGATGATGCTACTCC